TTTTAGAACATCCTATACCTACTATGACTTAGGCGAATACACCTATTGGACGATGGGCAACCCAATCGAAATTACACGAATTATCAATAGGGCACTTATAGTATGAGATACATTATTCGTGCGGTTAAAGACCGCGTAGAGTTTATTGCCTACCTGCAAAAGCATTTGCCGCAATCCGAGTGGTGTTTTGATAAAACAAGAAACGCTATGGACACATTTTTAGATGCTATGAAAATGGCAGGTGACGATGCTTGCGTACACATGGAAGAGGACATATTGCTTACACAAGATTTTGTTCATAAAATTAATGCCGAGATTGCACAACGTCCAAACGAATTAATCCAATTCTTTTCTATGCGCAACGCAGATTTAATCGAAGGCAGTCGCCATGACAAAAGCTATATGATGAATCAATGCTTCTATTTGCCTGCAGGATATTCGCGGATGATTTACGAGTTTTATGCTAATTGGAATGGCAAAATAAAAGACCCAACTGGCACCGACATTATGATTAATGATTGGCTTAAAATTCGCAAAGAAAAATACTGGATTTCAATACCTAGCCTTGTTGAGCATAGAATATGTAAGAGTGCAATTAATCCAAGGCGCAGTTCTAAGCGTCAAAGCAAAACCTTTGTAAACCCTATAAATGATTAAACAAATTACAATTAATGATATAGCGGCATTTAAAAGTGATGCACAAAAAAGCGGATTATCGTTTTGCAAAAACACTAAATATTTTGGGATTTTTATTGACAATAAAATTGTAGCTTTTGCAGGGCTTTTATGCCTTGCAAATAAAGTAGTGATAAAAAATATATGGGTTCCATTGGAATATCGCGGACGCGGGTATTTTAAACAATTAATTGCCTATTTTTTAAGCGTTACCAAAGGCAGGCGAATTGAAGCAAATTGCACAAGTATGTCGGTGCGGCATTTTTTAACTCTTGGCTTTAAACCAATAAAGCTATACAAAAACGGAATTACACAAGTGCAATATGAAAATATACCTTAAGCAAAACGTATTTAATGAATCACTAGACAGAATTCGTTGGCTGTTTGATGAATTCCCTAATGTTATTGTTGGATTTTCAGGTGGCAAAGATAGCACCGTAGTTTTTAACCTAGCTATGATGGTTGCAAAAGAAAAAAACAGGCTACCACTTAAAGTTTTGTTCTTAGACCAAGAAGCCGAATGGCAGGCTACCATAGACCAAGTAACTATGATTATGGAACATCCCGATGTTGAACCTATGTGGATGCAGATACCAATTAAGTTATTTAATGCTACAAGCACAACTGACCATTGGTTAATGTGCTGGGATAAAAATGCAGAAGATAAGTGGATGCACCCACAAGTCGAGTATTCATACAAGGAAAACAAGTATGGTACAGAACGATTTGCTGAAATGTTTGAAGCCATTGTTCGGGTCGAATTTCCTGATACACCTACTTGTTATATTGCAGGCGTTCGGACGGAAGAAAGTCCTACAAGGTTTGTCGCTTTGACGCATCAAGAAACTTACAAAGGCGCAACGTGGGGCAAAAAACTTAATCCCAAACTAGGGCATTACAGCTTTTATCCAATATACGATTGGTCATACATGGATATATGGGCGGCTATTCACAAAAATAAATGGGCTTATAACGCAATTTACGATGCGCAATACGCGTACGGCATTAGCGTTATGGATATGCGTGTATCAAACGTGCACCACGAAACTGCTGTTAGCAACCTATTTTATATGCAAGAAGCCGAGCCTGAAACATACGTCAAGCTAACGCAACGTATAGGCGGCGTAGATGCCGCTTGCAAGGCTGGAGAAGATGACTTTTTTGTTAAAGACCTGCCTTTTATGTTTTCAACATGGCGCGAGTATCGTGACTTTTTGCTTGAAAAGCTAATTACCATTCCTGAATGGCGTGAAGGGTTTGTCAAGAAATTTAAAACTATGGACGACCTTTACTTTGAAGACATTGGCGACAAGCTACACAAGGTGCACATTAGTTCGATTTTAACTAACGATTGGGAACACGTTAAATTAAGCAACTTTGAACGTAGCCCACCGATTTACATGATACGAAAACGCAAACAAGGGAGAACAGTATATTGAACGCCAAAGAACTGATACAGAAAGAATTTGATGCGGCAGATAACAAAGCGGCGTATATCCAAGATTTAAGAGATTGGATATATGAAGCAATAAGCCCATTAAACACACAGCCTATTGATAACGTAAAGTGGGTGCCAATCGAGAAGGTGCAAGCTAACGATTACAACCCAAACAGCGTAGCAAAGAACGAAATGCGCTTGCTTTATGTAAGTATTAAACATGACGGCTACACACAGCCGGTGGTTACTGTTTACGATGAAACAATCGACAAGTACGTTATTGTTGATGGATTTCACCGCTATACTACAATGCGCTTAAATAAAGACATTGCAGACCGCAATAATGGGTTATTGCCTATTGTCGTTATTAGCAAAAACATTAATGACCGAATGGCATCTACCGTCCGTCACAATCGCGCTAGAGGTAAACATTCGCTAACTGGCATGGCTAGCATGGTGTTTTCTATGTTGGACAACGGATGGAGTGATTCAGCTATATGCGCAGAGATTGGCGTAGAAGCAGAAGAATTAGTGCGGCTAAAACACGTTACTGGCTTTAGCAAACTATTTGAAAACGTTGAGTACCGTAAAGCATGGGAAACCAAGCGTCAAATTGAAGTAAAAAAACTGTACAAGGAAAAAGCAAATGAAAATAATTAATATGAAGCTAGTGGACGTTAAACCGTACTGGCGCAACCCAAGAAAGAATGAAAAAGCGGTCGAAGCGGTAAAACAATCAATTACTGACTATGGTTTTAACAGCCCGCTTGTACTAGATAAAGAGCACGTTATTATTGCAGGGCATACGCGATACAAAGCTCTTATTGAATTAGGTTGGAAGGAAGCTCCATGTGTAATTGCTGACATTACACCCGCTAAAGCAAAAGAGTATCGAATAGCTGATAACAAAACGTCAGAGCTTGCTGTTTGGGATATGGATAATCTAATCCCTGAATTGCGCGAGATTCAATCTATTGACATATTTAAGCCGTACTTCCCTGAATTAAACCTGCCTGAATTATTGCAATCAACGGCTGGGTCAGGTTCTAGTAATTACAAAGAAGTAACAGAAGAAAATATAGCCAAAGTAGAAGCAAAAATGTCATCAGAATTTGAAGACAGGGGATTAAAAACCGACTACATAGAAGTGTCATGCCCGCATTGCGGCGAAGCATCTTACGTTGCGCGTGACGAATTAATGCGACAACCCACCGTTGCATATAACTAGGCTTTGCTAAACAGCAACTTTTCAAACGTCATCTGCCCGTTGCTTGCTTTAATCAATTTATTGGCTAATTCAACTGACGGGCGGCGGCGTTTATGTGCAATGTGTTTAAAGTGTTCATAAGTAGTGCCAGCTTCTCGACACGCTTTTCTCGTTGCTTCAATACCAGCTTGTTTCCAATACTCCATAGCGTCCATATTTAACTCCTCTTGATACTAAATGATTTACTATGCCTATATAATAGCACAAAGATAGCAGGAATAGTATGGCAAAAATATCTGAACATTTAGAACAAAAAGCCCTAATACAATGGTTCAGGATGCAATACCCTAAATATGCTAAATGTTTATGGGCTATTCCTAATGGGGGTGCAAGGCACATAAGAACGGCTGTCACGCTAAAACAAGAGGGTGTACTTAGTGGCGTATCGGATTTGTTTTTAATGATTCCTAGAGGCTTAAATCACGGCCTGTTTATTGAAATGAAAGCAAAAGACGGTCGTTTGTCAGACGCGCAAAAGGAATTTATTGGTATGGCGCAAATGATGGGTTATAAAGCTGAAGTTTGTTACGGGTTTGAACAAGCGAAAAAAATTGTTACGACATACTTGCACTTGTAGTAACTATTTGCTAGTATCTATTAAACCTACCAACGCTTTTAAGGTTTTAAATGCACTACTATCAATTCAATATAGGCGACTATTTAAGCCATACCCGTCACCTTACGCCAACAGAAGATTTATGCTACCGCCGCTTACTTGACTATTATTATCTGCACGAAAAACCAATCCCGCTTAATCCAAACGAATCGACACGCCTTATATGCCTAAACAAAGAGTTTGTAGATGATGTTTGCGTTGTTCTTAACGAGTTCTTTGTTAAGACCGACATAGGATGGATTAATCCAAGAGCAGATAAAGAGATTAAGCAGTATCAAGGCTTTGCAGAGGCGGGTAAAAGAGGTGCAGAAAAGAGGTGGTCAAAGCCTACCGATAGCCCCCCCATTAGCCCCCCTAAACAAGGGCTAATGGCAAACACTAACCATAAAACAATAAACACTAACTATAAACCAGTAACCATAACCCCCTTGTCCAAATCTAACGATTTTGACGAGTTTTGGCGGGCTTATCCAAAGAAGGTAGGTAAAGATTCTGCAAGAAAGGCTTGGGATAAGGTGAAGCCTAGAATCGATGACGTTATGAGTGCATTATCGTGGCAGGTCGAAAGCGCACAATGGTTTAAAAGCAACGGTCAGTACATACCCAACCCAACAACTTACATCAATCAGGGTCGTTGGCAAGACGAGCCAGTAAACACGATAGGATTTTAATATGACACAAGATGACAAGAGGGCGTTTCAAAGCATGATGATTACCGTAATGGCTTTATATTACAAGCCGTCACTAGACAAGGACGCATTACGCGTATGGTGGCAGAAGCTAGAACGGTTTGATTTTAATACTGTAACGAAGGCATTTAACGCTTTTACTGATACGCCTAACAAGCCGCCAACGCCAGCCGATATTATTGAGCTATGTAAAATTAGCGAAGCCCGAAACATAATACCAAAGCTTGTTAACAAGATAACACCCGAAAAACGCGTTGAAAATCAGATACGCCTTCGTGAAATACTATCCAAGCTAGAGATTAAGAGAATCCAATGACGGTAAACGAGTTTATTAAATCGATGGCAGACGCAGGGTTTGATTTTACCTTTCGTGCTACTAACGGTGAAATTACAATAATTGGCGAATCGGTTAAGTGCGCAGACGGTAAATGCGCTATTACAAAACGAACGGTTACATCGGCAGAAGCTAGTCGTGCTCACATAAAAAATATGTTTCATAAGCCAACTGAACAAGAGATAGTCAATACATTTGTAGCCGCAGTAAACGAGTATGCAAAGGTTAGGGGGGTAAATGATTAAGAATTGGATTGTTACGCCACAAAACATAGACAATTTAACTGACAAGTTAAAACAATTAGATTTTACTAAGCAATGGGAATTAACTGTTAGTGAGCGCAAGCCCAAAAGAAGTTTAGAACAGAACGACAGGCTATGGGATATATACAGAAGCGTTGGCAATTATATTGGATATTCGGCAGACGATATGCACCTATTAATGGGCTATAAATTCTTGCGCGACCAAAAAGAGATTAATGGAACGCAGGTAAATGTAGTAAAAAGCACGACATCGTTAAATCCAAAAGAAATGAGCGACTATCAATTAATGATTGAATCGTGGGCATCTAGTTTAGGGTGGGCTAGGAATGAATAAAGACGAACGCAACCATTACAGCAAGTTAAGTCAATTAGGTTGTATAGTTTGCATAAAGCTAGGGTTCGGATATACTGCCCCACATATTCACCATATACGACATGGCGCAGGGATGGGTCAAAAGACGCATTATTCCAAAGCCATCCCTTTGTGCCCAAATCATCATCAGCACGGCGGCTACGGTGTAGCCATACATGCAGGGCAGAAAGAATTTGAAAGGCTGTACGGCGACGAGCAATCTTTGCTAGAATTAGTGACACAGTTATTAAATACCGATTAATCAAGGAGAACGTTATGAGCAAAGCAGTTAAAGATGCAATAGATTTTCTAATCAATAGTTATGGCGATATACGCGCACAAGCAGTATCGTATGCACAAGTTATCCCTAAAGCAGAAGTACAAGAAGCCCTAGACAAAGCTAATGTAGATTCCGTTGATGCGGTTGTATTAGTTATATTGTTAAACGCTTATCCTACCGCTACTGTTACATATAAATCTAAGAAGCTAGATGCCAACAGTACCCAAGAGTAATAAGTGCAGAGAATTAGGGTGTGACAACCCACATACCCATCGGTCTTGTTTCTGCGCAGAGCATGGCGGCGGCACTACCGATAAAGGCAAGAAGAATTCTAAGTTATATTCAAGTAAGGCATGGCTAAACGCTAGGCAAGCACAACTAAGCAAAGAGCCGTTGTGCGCTAGGTGTTTACACGAAGGACGTATAACGCAAGGCGAACATATAGACCACGTTATACCGCATAGGCAGGACTACACTAAGTTTCATGTAGCCTTGTTACAAACCTTATGCGCACCCTGTCACACGCTTAAGACACAAGAAGAATCAAAGGGAGTGTACCTATACTACACGCCTAATGGGATAAAAGAATATAAGGCATAAGACATGAGAAGCAGAAGTAGAGTAAGAGTAGAGAAGTCATCCCTCACCCGTCAGGCTATATTAGACGCCTGCTTTTGTAATATACTAACCCTAAGGCAGATAGCAGAGAAGCTAGATGTTAAGTGCCAAGGGCTAAATATCCACTTATTACACCTAGTAGATAATGGCTATTTGCTAAAGCAGGACAAGGTAGCTAAATATAATAGTCAATGGGCGTGTGGTTACACAACGATAAGCGATAAGCCCTATGTATGGAAATACACAGCACCGACTAAGCAGGAAGAAGTAGTAGTAATAGAGCAACCGACACTAGATATAGACTTTAATCTAATGGTTAAGCTAGGATACACTAACATCACACCTCGTTTAGGCAAGGTACATAGAGGTTTAATATCTAATGATGCAAAAAATACATAAGAAACGAATAACTTAATTTTTTATCATTATCTTACCGAG